TAGTTTCGATGTCGAAGAATGCTGTGGTTTTCATGTGAATAAGATCGTGTAGTTTTGAGGTTGAACACCCATTATATTAAATTCCACCCACTCGATTGCTTCATCTATTGTCATCCCATCGGCTTCAAATATCTGAACAAGTTTAGTGTGCTGGTAGACTGCAAAACCATTTTGATCGTGGCCTACAATAGCCGAAGAGCATCCATCAAATAGGAAGGCTTCGTCCGCTAGGTCTTCTAAGTATTCTGTGGTTTTCATGTGTGTGTTCTTTAATCAATGTTTACTGTTCATCTGTGTCAACGTCTTTTGCCCAGAGCTGGTGATACAGCGCTAGAACATCGGTCATCTTCACAATTGATAGGAGGTCTTTGCGACCCCTTCGTTGGTAGCCTTTGTAAAGGGCGTCTTTTCCTACAGCTACTCGGTCACCTAGGTCACATAACTTCTCACCCATGAGGGCGAGGTCGTGACGCTTAACAAGAACGAAGTCGAGTAAACGCTCAAAGGCAATCCAGTCGGCTTTTCCATATAGCCACCCAAACTTACCTTGGACGTTTTTAAACTCCAGCCATACAAGGTCATCTTGAACATCGTCATCCTTACGGGCAACACGCTTACGTGCTTTGACGTCAATCTTACCAAAATCGGACACGTAATCTACGTGAGAGAATTGTTCCATTAGGTCAGCAGCTCGTGCTTCTGTTGCTCGTTCGTTTAACAGTTTAGCGAACATGGCTTCTACGCCTTGGCCTCGCTTCCATGATGAATCTTGTATCCATTTACTCATATACTCCTTTGGTTGGGGTTAGTGTCCGAAGCCTGATGTCACATCTTCGGTGTTCTCAAAGAGGGGGTTAGTGTCCTCTGAGAGACGGCAAGTATCTTTGTCATAAAGTAGGTTACAAGCTACGCCTGTCTCACCGCTAAAACGGTTCTTCAACACACGAAGAGTTGTCCTGTTGCGGTTCTCGGTGTCTTGCTGGTTACGCTCCAGTCCGATGCACATATCGGAGAGCTGAGCGATAGCCGCCGAGCCTCGTAGTTGCGCTAGGGATGTAGCAGCACCTTCTTCGTGTCCTTTACCTTCAGGGCGCTTGAGGTGGCTAACAAGAACAACACCGATGTTAGTCTCTTCGACAAGTGACCGTAGTTTGGTCATAGTGTTGTCAATCATACGGCGCTCGTCTCCGTCACCCATACCAGATACAATGATAGAGAGGTGGTCGAGAACCACGTAGTCTACATCCATAGCCTTAGCCATGTATCTGATGTGTCCAAGTAGGTTGTCACTATCTAGGGAACCCCAGTGGTCATACAGGTAGAAGCGACCAGAGCCGACTGTCTTCTTGTAAGCCTCGTTGTATTTCTCATCAGGAGTGAATGGCTCTAGGTGTAAGGGCTTAGACATTTCCAGACCGATGATACCATTAGCTGTGCGCTCAATGGATTCTTCCAAGGCAATATAACCGAGCTTACGATCAGTAGTCTTGAGAACGTGTAGCGCAATCTCTTTACAAACAGCAGACTTGCCGATGCCTGAGCCAGCACAGAAGGTAACAATCTCACCTTTGCGGAGACCGTGAGTGAGGGCGTTAAGTCCATAGTAGGGATAAGGGATACTGTCATTTTCTTTGGGGACAGTGAGGCGCTCATACAATTCAGTGCCATCTACAATGTCATCGGGACGCCATACCTTAGCGTTCCAGAAAGCTTGGATTACTTCTTCACCTTTGTTGGCTAGAAGCATCTCGTTAGGGTCTTTCATAGACAACCTAGCAATCTTGCAAGTGCCAGCAGGAAGGATGTGAGCAACACTTTCAGCCGCCTCACGACCAGCCTTGTCTTCATCAAACATAACGATGACTTCCTCCCAAGTGGAGAGCCATTCAAGTTGTTTCTTGAAGATGGTCTTGGCTGACTGAGCGCCACTAGGTAGTGATACTACAGGCCACTTGTTACCTTGGAGTTGGCTAACAGTAAGGCAGTCAATCTCACCTTCAGTAATGATTAACTTCTTACCGCCATTAGGCCATAGGTTCTGACCGAAGAAATAAGCAGGGCTCCCGTTACAGTGGAAGCTCTTGTCCGCAAAGCGATACTTCTGAGCTACCTGTGTTCCATCTAGGTTACGATAGTTAGCAACGTGACAGGGCTTACCGTTAAGCTCCCCGATTTGGTAACCATACTTTACGCATGTGTCTTTGTGGATACCCCGTGGGGCTATTTCCATGAAGTGTCCGTTTACAAATCCTAGTGGTGATACTTGTGCTTCCATTTTTGTGTGCTGTGTTTGTGTGTTTGTTTTGTTTCTGTTCGGTGTAAATATACCGCAGGAATAGCACTTAGTGCTTCCGTCAGAGTTATGTGTGAGTGCGTCGCTGCTCCCGCAATCGGGGCAAGGTTGGTGTGTGGCTACTGCCGTTAAGTCGTCCATTCGTGTGGGAGCTTTTTCTCGCACCACAGGAACCCGTGCTTGTCGCACCAATCCCCGTATGTGGTCTTGCTCTTTTTGCTTAGTGTGTTTGTTGCTCGTTGAAATACAAAGCGGATGTCCAGTTCGGGGTGTGCTTCCCTTACTCGTAGGTGTTTGGTTCGGTCTGACGCTATCCAATATCCCTTTACCTCCAGTATAATTCCATTGTCTAAAACGAAGTCAGGCGTGTATTTGCACTCCTTCGTGTATGATAGTTTCATCGACTCGTAAGAGTGGGTAACCCCCGCCGCATTTAAGGCGGAGGCTACTGTCTCCTCGAACTTAGACCGACACTTAGAATGGCGCGTTGGACGTTTCCGCTTCATCAGCTACCGTGAAGGCATCATTGAGTGATTCACCGCTACCTACGTAGCCATCTTCTTCAGCACCAAAGCCGAAGGAGCTATCACCGCCACCATACTCAATTAAGTCGAGCACTTGGACTGCGCGGAGGCGCAAGGAGTAACCGAAGCCCTGACTTGGAACAAACCAAGTGTTTACTTCGACTGCCATCTTGAGGCTAGAACCACTGCCAATCTTAGGCATGGCAATCTTCTTACCTTGGCTATCTACTGCGGCAATCGTGAACTCTAGTGTTCCCTTAGTCTTGGTGTGAACCTTAGCCTTTTGCTTTGCATAGATTTCATGGTCTCCCTCATCGTTAATACGGAGAGGCGTTGAAGGAGCCATACGAATTTTATCTTTACCTTGACGGCTACACTCTGCCTCGTAAGCGGCATCCAGTGTCGGCTGGACGATAGCCTCGAAAGCTTTGAAGTCGCCTTCACTTACGTGGAGCTTACAACTATAAACGCCATCCTCATCAAACTTTGTGTCTGGTGTGTCTATGCGGGGCCATACTGCTTTACCTTTTGGTGTTGTTATTACTTTACTCATTTTGTTTTACTATTACCTGTTATCGGTGGTTTTTACATGACAGCTAGCCGAGTGCTAACTGAAGAAATAAGTGCTATCTTTGATTTTGGAGATGTCAGCAGTGCCATATTCTGGCGGCTCTGGGAGTTCTAACCCTGAGTGCTGTTCTAGTTGATGTTTCCAATCCCGTAGGAGGTCAACACTAAACATAGAAATGAATACATCTCGTAAGCTTTTGCTTAGGGCTTCGCACCCTGTGGCGTGTGTCCCGTAGCTGTCGTGGATAAATGCAAAGTCGTAGATACCCTCCTCTTCGTTGGCTTTGATGATTGTTTTGTGGAGGGCCGCGGCATCTAGTGAGTGAACAAAGTTAGGAGACACTCCGTTGCGCTGGCGCACCTTGGAAAGCTTATCGTCATTCTCACGGAAACGAATGTGAGTAGCTGTTCCGCTAATCCAAGTCTTGATGTTCTTACTTGTGAAGTTAAAATACTCTTGGTGAACAGGGAATCCACTAGGTGTTATCCAAGCGACGGGAAGCTCAGCCTCGGTAAGCATAGCGGCACAGTCTTGGAACCACTTCATACATTCCTTGGGCTTTTCTAAGACGCTCTCAATGCCCTTCCAGACGGCTTTAGCCAGAACGTGGACAGCGAGATACTTCTCCTTCTCGTCAAAGGGTCTAGTGCGTCCTTCTCCGTGTATCTGGTCTTCATACCAGTCAGCTATATACAAGCGGTTGCTGTATTCGGTGAGCCCATAAGAGTAACACATAACAGGGCGCTTGGTTGTCTTACGGTCTATTCCAAATTGCACCCAAGCATTAGAGATGGCATCACCTTCCTCTGCCTGTGCTTTGAGAATGATCTCCGCTTGTTTTGCAACGACCCCATAGATGTCTGCTGGGGAGTCCGTAGGTAGGACATTCGTAGCAGTCATCCCGTAGGGGTCACGGGTAAGCATAGAGAGAATCTGGAGACCGTTATTGGTGGCATCCATATTCACAGGGAGGAAGGTGTCTAGCTTACCCGTGTTCTGTAGTGTGGCCCATTCAAAGCACCACGCAAGGAATTGCCAAGGGTCACCCGCTTCTGTCCATAGTAACTCCTTAGTAGGGTTAGCTGCGATACGGATAGCGTCCTTGGAAAAGTTCTCAGCCCACTCAGCGCGTTGGTCGAGTGTGACTTTATCGTAGCCCCAAGTGTTAGCACCTTGAATGGCTAACCACTTACGGTCTGTTGCTGTCTTAATACGTTGAGGTCTAGCAAACCGAAGTAACCCACGACACATATCGGGGCCTTGGATGCCTAGGAAAGCAGGGATGTTATACACGCGTCCTCTGAAGTCACAGTGTGACGGATAGAAGAACCGACTACCCGTAAGCTTCTCTGCTAGGTAAAGCACCTTGGCTACCAGTAGGCGTCTTGAGCGTGTGCTCATGTTACGCTTGTGTACACCAGATGCCATCGTTCGCCACTGGAGGTTTACTATCTTGTCCTCGTGAAAGTCATCAGGGATGTCAGGCATCACCTCGTCGTCACGGCTAGGTAGACCACCAACCTTTACTGAGTTCTTCCAAGCCCACTGCATGGTCTGGAGAACCTCCTCGTTAATCTTCCAAGGTGTTTGCTGGATAAGGTTACAAGCCTCCATAGGCTCGTCTAGCTTACCTTCAACACCACGAAGAAACTCCATGTTGGTGGTCTTGATAAATGGAAGCTTAGGCAACGATGTGTCTTCAAGACGGTAGCCACCTTCCCAGACGTTCTTCCACTCCATTGGTGTGTCCACCGTAGGGAGCCAGAAAGGGCTTATGATTTCCTTGTGGTAGTTGAACTCGTCTATCCACTTGAGAGTGTCTGCTGACGCTGTAACGTAGCGTGTAGGGTTTCTGCGACCTGTGTCGGTGATGAACCTATATTCAATGATACCCGTAACATCCCTAAGAAGTTCTACGAGGTTGATACCTGCTGTTGCTACATCGCGGCGCGTCCACGAGTGTGGCTCCTCCATCAGTCCCTTCTCGACTTCGTGCTTAGTGCTTACACGGATGTGGTTCTTGGTAGCTTGCCAGCCGCTCTTACGGGTAGCCCCCAGAACAATCCCTTCACCCTTTGGGTTGTTACGAACGAGAAACTCGGAGCGTCTCTGGTAGTCGATGACGTTGCCCACCTTGGTACACATAGCGGTCATCTTAGAGTTCTGTGTAAGCTGGTCTAAGACAGTGCGGATAACAAGGAACCCCAGCTTCTCTGAGGGGATTTCTAACAGGTCTATTTGCCACCGACCTTTGTTCTTAATTGGACGCCACTTTTCTTTTACCTCATCCAGTGCTTTAATATATGAAGGCAAAGCGCCACGGATGAGTCGCTGACCATAAGAAGTCTCGGATTCCATGCCACGAGCACGGGCTCCCTCTACCTTGTTACGGTAGCGACCCACGCCTACGGTGGTCATGTCGGTGTTGAGTTCTTCTTGTGTGAGCTGTGTGTCCATAGTCAAAAGATTTGTCAGTGATTTGTCACCTAGGCAAATAAAAACGAAGAGACAAAACGGATAAGTGTATGTTTAAAAATGCTTATTTTTCAATAAGATAATACTTAGAGGTGACAAAAAAGACATTTAACATCCTATGATGAACAGCGTAACTTTTTTTGCAACGTTGTCAACTTCTTGATTTTCAACGATCTTTTCATTTAATTGTCATCTCGCACTTGCCTTGGTTTCCGCTGTTTTGACAAAGTTTGTCAGCGATTTGTCACCCATTTATCTTTACCTTGCATAACCCACTCCTCTAAATGTGCTATATCTTCAGAGAAAAGGGATTGGTCGGAGTGTATTGAAGTGAAGCCAGCGAATCGCTTGAAGCTGTCAGCTTGAAAAGCAACAGCAACACGGCAGTGCTCCCCTTGCTCGTTGTCCATGTCTAGTATGTATGTGTATTTCATAGGTGTGTATTATTGGTCGGGAGAATATTCAGCGACAGGAGGTAACTTCGCCTTTAGCTCGGCTATGTCCTCCTCCATCTTTTTAATGAGGAGCTCCTGCGCTTCACACGCTTTGGTCATAGCGTTAAGACCGCTTGTGAGTAGCTGAACTTCTGTAGGTTTGAATAGTGTTGGTGCTGATTTCATAAGTATTGGTAGGGACTGCCACAGGCGGTTTGCTTGTGCCAGCCTAATTGATTGTTAGTTTATGTGAGATTGTTGAAGAGCGTTGCGGGCGTCAAGCATATTGGTGGGCGTAAGCTTTGCATAACGCAAGGTCATCTCAAAGTTACGGTGTCCCATCCACTCCTTCACGATCTGAAGGGGAACATTGCGCTGAACTAACCTAGACGCACAGGTGTGCCTCGTTAGATAGAACACAAACTCCCTGTCCGTGGTTTCGTTGAGGGCTTCCCGTATGAACTTCCAAGTGCTCGCAATCCGAGCTTCAGTGAAACGAGCAAATGGAAACTGTTCATCCGATAAAGCAAGGTAAGCTTTGTAAGCCCTGTCGGTAAGCCAGATGGTGCGCGGGTAGTTGTTCTTAGTCTTGCTCAGGTCTACCAGCCATCCGTGCTTCGGGTCTTCCCTCACGGCGGTTTGCGGGATGTGCCGAGCTTCAATAGGACGCATCCCTGTGTCTATCTGCCACTCAAAGAACCTTGCGAAGTCATCCTTTCCAGATGCCTCAAGCGCATCCACAATCTCATACTCTTCTTCTTCGGTGAGGAACCTCATGCGAGCGTTGGATAGTTTCTTCTGCTCTATCTTGGGCTTGCTTGTGAGAAACCCACGATCTACCCCAAAGGTTAGTATCTTAGATAGACAGGACAGGCGGCGGTTTATGGTTGCCTTCGCTAGTCCCTTCTTCTCTAGGGCAAAGATGAAGGTATCAATAGCCGCAACGTCTAACTGAGAGACATCGTAGCCTTGTCCATAGTGCTCAATAACAATCTTTACGTTAGATCGTTGGGTTTTTTCGTTAGCTGTGCCTTCCCAGTAACGTATCATCGTTTTGTCTGCTAGTTCTCCTAGCGTGATGAAGTCCCCAGTGCCTTCTAAGAGTTCCGTGTAGGGTATCCCTAGGCGTATTCTCTTCTTTAGCTCTGCTTCCCACGCGGCGGCTTCCTCGGTGGTATGCCACTGGCGTCTATACCTTACGCCTTGAATCATGAAGTCAGCCATGAATCGTGAACCGTTTTTTCTAATACTCATTATCTATGTGCCTCCCAGCGTGTCTCGTTATGTAGTTTATAAAAGGATAAATGTTTTTTGTGAATCCACCCTTTAGATATGCAAAGAATCAAATTCCTGCATAGGTATTCAGATGATACTTGTTTTTTAAGTTTCAAAAGTTACGCTACGTTATATCGTGTCTAGGGTATCAAATGCTCCAACTCGTTGCTTTGAAACGTGCGGCGGTTTCTTTATCCCGCGCTTAGCCCAGAAAGCCTTCCAAGCTTTATCCACCATCTCAGCGGTTTCTCGGCGGTATTCTCTGTCTATTGCGGCTACCGTTTTGTCGCGGTTTGTCACGCGGTTGGCGTTATATAGATTGCGGTAAGCTTTAGGGCGGGCGTGTAGTGGTGTTAGCATAATATTTATTTGTTTAGTTTGTGTGCGTATTGAATGAGAGAGTAAGTAACGTCTGGCGGTAAGTCTAATTGACTGACTGCGTATCTGACGGCGGCTTCTGGTGTTCCCTGATGGGAGGCCAGCATGTTGTTTATTAGTATTCGGGCGAGATTAAGGCGCTCGGTGATGTCTTCCATAGGTGTTTGTGGCGGTTGAGCGGACGCGAGGACGCGACCTTTGTTATTCGTTCTCGCTCACTAGGCAGTTACGCCA